GGGCTTTTCACTTCTGAAAGGCCCCTCACCATGGCTCAAGTACCTACCGGCACCACCGTCGCAGTCGCAACTGCGTTCGGCTCAGCCCTTCCCACCTCTAGCGCCTCCAACGCCGCCGAGTGCGTCCTGGGCATGGCCAGCACCACCGGCCTGTCCAACGGCGACTTCGTCGAAGTCACCAGCGGCTGGGGCCGGCTCAACAAGCGCCTGGCGCGCGTCAAGTCGCTGTCCGCCAACGTCAGCATCACGCTGGAGAGCATCGACACCAGCAACACCACCTTCTTCCCCGCCGGCACCGGCGCGGGCTCGGTGCGCAAGGTGTCCACCTGGCAGACCATCGACATGATCACCGCCATCTCCAGCTCCGGCGGCGACCCCATCACGGTCAACTACAAGTACATGGACTCCGACGTTCGCTACGGCAAGAACGACGGCTTCAACGCTTCGTCCTACCAGCTCACGCTGGACGCCGACGCCATCGGCGGCGCCGGCTACGCCGCGCTCAAGTCCCTGACCGACGTGCAGACCGATACCGCGCTGCGCATCACCACCCGCTCGGGCCAGGTCAACCTGATCCCCGGCACCGTGGCGCTGAACGAAGCCGTGCAGTTCAACGACGGCCAGATCAACACCGTGGTCTGCGCCTTCAACGGCACGAACCGCCTCACGCGCTACGCCAGCTGATCCCCGCGCCTGACGGCGCAACTCCATGCCACGGCCCGGCCGGGTTCTCCTCTTCGCGGGGGAGGCCTGGCTGGGCACGGGCTTTTCTCCACCCGCGAAAGACCCCATCACCATGGCCAAGATCACCCTGGGCAAGCCGCCCAAGACCTACGCACCCGTCACCGTCAAGTTCAAGCTGCCGAGCGGCGAGGATGGCGAGATCGAGTGCGTGTTCCGCTACCGCACGCGCAAGCAGTTCGGCGAGTTCCTGGCCGCCACCTTCGGCGCTACGGACGCTGGCGGCCCGTCCGCCACGCTGGCCGACATCATGGCCGCCTCGGTCGACCGCAACGGCGCCTACCTGGCCGACGTGCTGGACAGCTGGAACCTCGAAGACAAGCTCACCCCGCAGGCGGCGGCCCAGTTGGCCGACGAACTGCCCGCGGCGGCCGCCGCCATCATGGAGGCCTACAGCCGCGCCGTCAGCGAGGGCCGGCTGGGAAACTGACCACGGCCGCCCGGGCCGCCTACTTCCGCGAGAAGCCGGGCGGCCTGTTTAGTGCGGCCGACTACGGCTACGACCACGTCGAGATCTGGCCCGAGAACGAGCTGCCCTGGCGGCTGTTCAACGACCTCTCCACCCAATGGCGCGTCGGCCTCGGCGGCGCCACCGGCCTGGACTACACGCCCCTCCTGCACCTGCTCGACCGCGAGCAGCTCAGCGCCGATGACTGGCGCGAAACCTTCGACGCCGTCCGCGCCCTCGAAGCCGCCGCAATCGACCAGATGCGCCAGAACACCGCTGACTGAAAGCCCACCATCACCATGACCGAGAACACGCGCGAGGTACAGCTCAAGAGCAGCTTCGATGCCACCGGCGTGCGCACGGGCGTGGAGCAGGCGAAGACCGCCATCCAGGATCTTGGCAAGACGGCGGAGCGCGAAGGCGCCAAGGCCGGCGCTGGCCTGGCCAAGGCCGGGGAGGGCCTGCAGAAGTCCGCGGCCGACGCCGAGCGCGCCGTTGGCCGCTACGAGGCGCAGCTGCGCCGCCTCACCGCCGAGACGCAAGCCGCGGCCGATGGCACCGGCAAGGCCGGCGCCGTGCTCAACAAGGCCATCGCCGATGGCGTCGACGTCACGCGCCTGGAGCCCAGCCTCGCCAAGCTCCGCCAGGCCGAGGCGGCCGCCACTGCCGCCGCGCAGCGCTCGCTTTCCAGCGTTGGCGTCTCGGCCGCGCAGACGGCCGCTGCGCTGCGCCAGGTGCCGGCGCAGTTCACCGACATCATCACCAGCATCTCGGCCGGCCAGTCGCCCATCACGGTGCTGCTGCAACAGGGCGGCCAACTCAAGGACGCCTTCGGTGGCGCTGGCGCGGCCGCGCGTGCCCTCGGCGGCTACGTGCTCGGACTCATCAACCCCTTCACGGTTGCCGCGGTCGCGGTGGGCGCGCTCGCGCTGGCCTACGAGCGCGGCGACGCCGAGAGCCGCGAGTTCCAGCGAACCCTCATCCTCACGGGCAACGCCGCCGGCACTACGGCGGATCGGCTCAGCCAGGTCTCCGCCGAGATCGCCAAGGGCGGCATCACGCGTGGCGGTGCGGCCGAGGCGCTGAACCAGCTAGCGGCCACCGGCAAGGTCGGTGCCGAGAACCTCGGCCGCTTCGCCGCGGCGGCCATCGAGCTGCAGCGCGCTGGCGGGCCGGCCATCGACGACACGGCCAAGGCCTTCGCCGAGCTGGGCCGCGCGCCGCTGCAGGCCGCGCTCAAGCTCAACGAGAGCACCAACTTCCTCACCGCGGCGCTCTATGAGCAGATCAAGGCGCTGGAAGAGCAGGGGCGCAGCACCGAGGCCGCGCGCGTGGCACAGCAGGGCTTCTCTGCGGCCATGGAGCAGCGCATCCCACAGCTGGCGGCGAACCTCGGGCTGCTGGAACGCGCGTGGCGCGGCATTAAGGACGCCATCGCCGGCGCGGCCGACGAGCTGTTGAACGTCGGCCGCAAGTCCAACATCTCCGAGCTGCAGAACCAGCTCAAGAACGCCGAGATCGCGGCCAAGGAGGCCGGTCCTGCGGGGTTGGTGGCCATCCTTGCCGAGCGCAAGGTGCGTGCCCTGCGCGACCAGGTCGATGCGGCCCAGGAGGTCGAGCGTCTGGCGCGGCGCTCGGCCGAGGCTGACGCCGCTCGCCTTCGCCAAGTGACCGCCATCGGGGAGTTTGACAAGCTCGCGGAGCAGAGCCTCGACAAGCAGGTCAAGCTCAAGCAGGAGATCGCCCGCATCGAGAACCTCGGACGAGATGCGGGCAAGAGTCGCGCCGAGATCGAGGCGCAGATCGCCGCGGCGCGCGACCGCTTCAAGGATGACGCGGCCGCTGAGCTGGCGAGCCAGCGCTCTCGGCTGCTCGCTGCCGATGCCTACCTTACCAAGCTCAAGGAGATCCGCGAGACCGGCCGCTTCGAGCAGCTTGACGATGCCAGGCAGACCGAGGGCCAGAAGCGTGTCATCGAGCTGCAGGAGCAGCTCAAGGGCAGCATCGGCGAGGTGACGCGTGCCCGTCTGCAGGACCAACTCGCCGTCGCCCAGCAGCAGGCTGCTCGCGAGGTGGCCATCCGCGACCTGGAGCGGCAGATCGGCGGCCAGAAGCGGGCGGCCGCTGAGTATGACAACCTGGTCGAAGCCGCTGGCAAGTCGGCGGACGCCATCCTGCAGCAGGCGAAGCAGCAGGAGGTGGCCAACGCGATGCTAGGCAACGCCAAGATCGCAGTGGCCGAGCTCACGCTCGCCGAGCTGCAGCACCAGCAGGCCGAGCTCGAAAACACCGCGCAGACGACGCCCGCCTATCTCGCCGCGCTGCAGGCCAAGATCGACGCCCAGCAGCGCTTCGTCGCCGCGCTCAAGGCCGCCGACTTCAAGGCCCTGAACGACGGCCTGGCCGAATGGATGCGCAGCGCCAGCGAGCAGGACCAGCTCTTCCGCGAGGAGCAGCGCCTGGTCGGCCTGTCGCGCCTGGAGCGCGAGAAGATCGTCGCGGCTCGCCAGGTCGAGCTCAAGCTGGCCAAGGAGCTCGCCGAGATCGACCGCGCCAGCATCGATGACGACAAGAAGGACGAGCTGCGCACCAAGGCCCGTGCCGCCGCGCAGAAGGAAGCTAGCGCCGCCGTCAACAAGGTCATGCGCGACGACATCGCGCGCACGTCCGACGAGATCCAGCGCAGCCTCACCGACGCCCTGCTGCGTGGCTTCGAGAGCGGTAAGGGCTTCGCGCAAAACCTGCGCGACACGGTCGAGAACATGTTCAAGACGCTCGTGCTGCGGCCGGTGCTGCAGCCCATCATGGGCAGCGTGGCCAACACGCTCGCCAAGTGGCTTGGCGGCGGTTCCAGTGGCGGCGGTGTGGGAGGGCTTGGCGGTCTCAGCACGTTGGTCGGCGGCCTCGGCTCGATGCTCAACTCCAGCTGGCTTTCTGCCTTCGGAACCGGCATGGGCCTGACTGGCAGCCAGGCCGCCACCGCGTCTGCGGCCTATGCGCAGGCCGGTATGGCTGGCACCGGCTCCGCGCTGACTCTCGGCTCCAGCGCCGCCTCGTTCGGTCCCTACGCGGCGTTGATCGCCATGGCCATGGGTGCGGCCGACAAGGCCTTTACACAGGGCTTTAGCGCCCGCAACCTGCCCTACACCCAGGCCTGGTTGATGACGGGCGGCATCGCGCCGCCATCGCTCAAGTTCGACACCAACCTGCTCACGAAGCTCGGCGTCAACGAGAAGCTGGCCAACGTCATCACCGGCGCGTCGCTGTGGAGCAAGGCATTCGGCCGCAGCGCGCCGCAGGTCCAGGGCCAAGGCGTCACCGGCACGGCCAGCCTGGGCGGCTTCAGCGGCCAGGTGTTCACCGACTGGCTCCAGAAGGGCGGTTGGTTCCGCTCCGACAAGAGCGGCACGGACTTCTCCCCGGTCACCGCCGAGCAGGATGCCACGCTCGATGCAGGCATCAAGGCGCTCTTCAGCGCCACGGCTGATTACGCCAAGGTGCTGGGCCTGCCGGTGGAGGCGGTCAAGGGGTACAGCGCCAGCTTCAAGGTTGCTTGGGGCAAGACCGAGGAGGAGAACCAGAAGGCCATTCAGGCCGCGTTCGTCAACCTGGGCGACCAACTGGCGGCGCGCTACGCCACGCAGCTCGCGCCGCTGCAGAAGGCTGGCGAGACCCTCTCTGCCACGCTGCAGCGCCTGTCCACTCTGCAGGTGTTCTCCAACTCGCTCAACGACTTGGGCGGCATCTTCTCGCGCGTGGCCGGCTCCACCGTGGACGCGCGGGAGCAGCTGATCGCGCTGGCGGGCGGCATGGACTCGCTCAGCCAGCAAGCCACCGGCTTCGCGCAGAACTACTTCAGCCGCGACGAGATCGCCGGCTTGAAGGCGCGCGAGGTGCAGAACGCCCTGGGCACCGCGGGCGTGTCCACCGACATCAACACCCGTGACCAGTTCCGCGCCCTGGTGGAGAGCCTGGACCCCAGCAGCAGCACCGGCCGCGAGCAGCTGGCCGCGCTCCTGAACCTGCAGGGCAGCTTCGCCACCGTCGCCGACTACCTAGCCGAGACGGGTCTCACGCTCGGCCAGGTGGCGCAGCAGGCGCCGGCGTCCGACGCCCTCGTCAGCCCGCTGCTCAGCGGCGTCGGCCAGCAGGTGCAGCTCGCGCAGCAGGCCGTCGACGTGCAGTACGAGACCCGCGACGCCACGCTGCAGGTCGTCTCAGCCGTGCAGCAGCTCACTCAGGCCATCGGCGCGCTGGGCGGCTCGGTGGCCGTCCCGCTCGTGCCCAGCTACCGCCAGCCCGAAGTCGGCCTCGCGCCCTGACCGCCCATGCCATACCCCGCCTACCCCGTGCTCGATGAGAGCGAGTGCAGCCGC